GATCACGAGGCCATAAATGGGTCAAAGATAGATGGATCACAAAGGAATGCACCTCTCCCGGATACGACCCAACCGAGTATGAGTTCATTCCAAGCCTCATACAAGACAATACGTACCTCACCTCCGCAGACCCAGATTATGTCAACCGACTCATGCAACTGCCAGAAGCTGAAAGAAAAGCCCTGCTGTACGGAGACTGGGACCTGTTCCAAGGTATGTTCTTTACCGAATTCGACCCGACAAAACATATCGTCTCCCCGTTTTCCGTACCAGCAAACTGGACGTATGTACTCGGCTGGGATGACGGTACCGCCGTACCCCGCTCCGTACACCTGTACGCAATCGACCCGGACCACCACGTCTGGTGCATCTGGGAATACTACCGCAAAGAAGAATCCCTCCCAACCGCCGCCAGAAACATCAAGGACGAATTGACCAACCTAGGATACTGGAACCTAATCAGCAAAACCGTGGTCGACCCGTCCATGAAATCCAAAGACCCCACGTCAGGACAAACCTGTATCGCCGTGCTCGAAGGAGTCGGCTTCGGATTCAAAATGGGAGAAATCGAGCTGGGCGATAACGGACGAAAAGAAGGCTGGAGACTCGTTAAGACGTACCTGAGCCACGCCCCGCATGAGGAACCGCTCTTGAAATTCTTCTCCATCTGTGAGAATATGAACCGTACACTACCACAGATGGTGTACAAGTCTATTAGAAATATGGCGTCAGAAGAAGGAATGAAAAACGAAGACCTCGATACCAGACTCGAAGACCACGCCGTAGACGACCTGCGGTACACCCTCATGTCGCTAGATACGCTTCCCCTCAGATACCAGCCGGAAGGAATCAAAATCACCAGAAAAACGTACACACCGCAATCTACTCTATCTAATTTTTCAAGTAGTAGCAATGAAAATATATAGCATCTTCCTAGACGAGTCGTACCCAGACGATGCGTTCGTAACCGACTGGGATATCGACCTGATCGGAGATACCCTCAGAGAAGAATTTAACGAGCATATAGAGAAGCTAAAAAAAGAAGTCGGCGCAGTTACCGGCGGAACAAAACAAATACTCGTCGGAGAAGAACTGAAACGATTCATGGTGCGGAAACAAATCAATATGGTTGTGCCAAAAGAAATACACGCCATGCCGCAATCGAAATTTATCCTCAAAAAAGGAGAAGAAAAAACTATCGATGAAAGAGCGTGGAACTCCCTGAAACGATTCGCGTATTCGAAAACAATACTCGAAAACGGAGTCTCACAAATCAACGGATATATCCATTATAAAATAATCGGCGGAGAAGAAACCGAAAAGAAAATAGAAACCACAGGACCAGACGTAACGTACTTTCCAGAAGCGTCCGTCGAAAAGAAAGAACCCGTCGAAGCCGAGACGTTTACGTGCCAAAACTGCGGCAAGACGTTCAATACAAAGAGACAACTGACCGCGCATACTAACTTTAAATGCAAAAAATGATGGGATCAGTCATCTATTGCGTGAAAATACCCAAGGCGTTTGAAATCTGGTTCGAGGAATTGAGAAGAAAGTACAAATGTGTTACGATAGAATTCAATAACGGACAGATCGTCCTGTGCCGAGTAAGAACACCCGTCGAAGACGTGGGGTACCTAACGTCCATCAAAGACGTTAAGTTCGGCAAACTCGTGTTTGACGATGCGGGAATCTTTCTCGAAAGAACGTTCTGGCCACTCTACTACGCAGGAGAAGATGTAGTTAGATCAAAGCAATAACGGTAATAAGTTGACTACCCTTCTGCATGAGCGATATATCCTTCCCAAGCGTCCCGAAACGCAGGCATACTAGACACGAAAAAACACTCGTCAAGCGGATACAGGAACAATTCTCAGACGCAAAAAAATACAGATCAAGCTCCTGCTACTACGATATCGGCGGAGACGACGAAGGTATCGGCTCTGCCGGAGGAGACTGGATGAATAGATGGGATGTACAAGAAAAAATATCGCTCCCATGGTTTGAAAAGCCGTCCCAAAAAGACTACCAAAGCAACGTCAAGTCCCCAATGACCGTCGGGCGCATAGAAACGACCATACAGAAACTCAGAAAGGTTAACCTGCAATTCTCAGTCAGACCAGACGATACGGACTCCCCAAAAGATGTCAGAAAAGCACGCGTGGTACAGGAACTCGTCAATAACCTGTTTTCAAAAAAGAACTTCAAACACCGCATTATTACATGGATGTACGACGCACTCGTCCACGGCGCGGCATTCATGCAGGTGTACTACCTGAGAAAAGAACGAGACGTTAAGGTACCAATCACCAACATCAAACTCATGACGCCAGAAGAAAAAAAAGAAGCCAAAGACGGAAAAATAGTGTTCAGGACTCTACGGAAAGTAGAATACGACGATATCGCCATCGAGCCAGTAAAAATCCAAGAGATGTATGTCGACCCGTCCGCAAGAACGCTGCATGGAGAATCGTACGAAGCCCAATGGATTATCCGCAGAATGCTCCCATCGTTCGACCAGTTCAAAGCGATGTATGACGGAGATGTGGACGCAAAAAATATAGAAAAAGTGAGACCAGTCGGATCGTATACCAGAGACGATACGGAATTCTTCGAGCCACCAAAGGATGTCAGCAACCTAAACGTCGTGGAACTACTCCACTATTTCAATAAGCGAGACGACTTATATGTCGTTATGGCAAACGATGTCATCATTAAGGAAATGCCCCTGCCGTATGTACACAAACAACTGCCGTTTATTATGGGGAAAGTGTTCGAGATACCCCACCAATTCTACCACGCAGGCCTGCCAGATAGACTCCTAGGAATCCAGACGGAAACAGAGATACTAAAGAATATGCACTACGATAAGCTACACGATACGACCAACCCGATGTGGACGATTAAGAGAAACATATACGGAGAAGTCAGCAAAGCCATTAAAGAAAACGCCTCCGGCCTGATGATCCCGGTAAACGACGCGTCAGACTTCCAAGCGGTTCAGACACCAAATACGCCGTTTGACTATTTCAAAGCGATAGACGGACTAGACCGAGACGCGACCGTGGCAACACAAATCGATCCGATCCAAATGGGAATCGCACAGAAATATGTCTCCGCAACCACCTCGATGATGACCAAAGAACAAATGGATACGTTTGTTTACTCTCTACTAGACTCCCTCTCAGAACCGCTTACTACCGCCGGGTACCAGATAATATCCCTCATGAAACAGTTCTATACGGTCGAGACGATACAAGAAAAAATCGGAGAAACAATTACCAGAAATAGGAAGATCAGACTAGACGGTATCGAGATCAACCCTGATACGTTTGAGGTAACCCACAAAAGAACGGGAGAATACTCGTTTATTGAAATGAAAGATGAATACTTCGATATCAACGGAGACTGGGACGTGACCATTACTCCAGAATCAATGGAGATACAGTCGAGGGCGGTAGAAATGCAGAAGTCACAGGCTAACCTCGCTCAGCTGGCTCCGTTTATGGTCGACCCGACAAACAAACAGGCGATGATGAGCCACCCAACAGGATGGGTAAACGGCCCCAAAACCCTGAACTGGTATTTTGAAACAAACTCCATCCCTCATGAGCTGCTTACCGTAGACGAGGAAGACGAAGATGTCACTATAGACCGCGCAGAACTACAAGGAAAAAGAATGCTCGGCGGAGACGACGTGCCGGGGATACCAGGAGAATCAGACGCCCATAAACAAGTACACGTCAAGCAACTACACGCGCAAAATTCAAAGGTCGCAGATTTGGAAAAACAATTCGGAGACCTCGGCCCGCTGGCGATGTCGTATGCAAACTTCCTGCCGCTAAGCAGAGAAATAGACAATACAAAAGCGGTTGCTCAGATTATCGCACTTCACCTGCAAACAGACGATATGCCCGCAGCAATGACCGAGCAGGAAGCTGTCAAACGTTCTCAGCCCGCACAGCCAGAGGTGCCGATGCCGCCAGGGCTGACACCAGCCGGTGGAGCACAGCCACCGATGCCAGCCGGAGGAAACCAACAAGATGGTATGCTGCCACAAACAGAAAACACAAGAACAGGCCGGCCAACTAATTTCGAACAGGCACAACAATGAAATTCTCGACAGTAGAAGTAGAGAAAAAAGACGTGGAGAAACTGAAAACAGAACAACTCAGGCAACTGATAGATATATCAACACACCCAGGACTCTCCGTGCTCAAAGAAATTGCAGGGGACGCAATACAAGGCCAACTCGACCAGTCAATCGCAAACCCACAAATGAGCGACGAGAACCGCATGAGCCTGCTTAACGGAGCTTCATTTATGAAACAAGCGTGGGTGTTCCTGTTTGACGCGACAGAGCGTGCGAAAAAAGAACTCGAAGATAGGAAACCTAAAGACGGAAAGATAGAAGATATAGATTCTTGACACGGATTTCAAAAACGCATACGATAACTATATAGCTCTTTATCAGTAGTATTATAAATTAAATAGATTGTGTAATGGCAGATATAGATGTAACTGACTCTACCCCAAGTACCAAGACAACCGACGAACCGGGTGCCGAGGAAACGCACGTAGAGAAGGAAGACACTTCCGTCCCGCCCGCTGGA